AAAGTATCTTATAGAACTACACTGGGATGAGATAGCACTTAACAAAGATAGCATTAAGTTGAACCCAGATTGGGATGCTTATAGTAATCTAGAGCAACAAGGTAAACTTAAAGTGTTTACAGCTAGAGAAGATGGTTTGCTTGTAGGATATTTCGTCGTAGTACTAGGTACTAACATACACTACAAAGATCACTTGTTTGCTAACAATGATGTAATCTACTTACACAAAGACTACCGTAGAGGTTTCGCTGGTATACGACTAATTAAGTTCGCTGAGAAGTGTCTTAAAGAGGATGGCGTATCTGTGTTAACAATCAATATAAAAGTACATAAGCCTTTCGATAAAGTTCTTGAGAGGCTTAAGTTTAAACACATTGAACGTGTATATTCTAAATACTTAGGGAGTAATTAGTATGGCTGTAACAGGTACAATACTTTTAACCGCTACAGCAAGTGCTACTGCTACTGCTATAGCTACAGGTACTATGGCGGCTTTTGCTACTAACTTTCTTGTAGCGGCGGCTTTAGGTGCGGCTATGCACGCTCTTACTCCTAAGCCTTCTATATCTGGAGGTAACAGAGGTTATCAGACTAATTCCATCGGACCTGCTCAAGACCATCAGATTATATATGGTAGGATGAGAGTTGGTGGAGCTATAGTATATGATGAAGCTACAGGTGATAACAATAAGTTCTTACATCGTATAATTGCTATAGCTGGACATGAGGTACAATCTTTTGATGAGATCTACCTTAATGATGAAGTTGTTACTCTAGATGGTTCTGGTAATGTAACTAGTCCAAGTCAATACAACAGTAATGTTAGAATTAATGTACACTTAGGTTCTCCAGACCAAACTGCTGACAGTGATCTTGTATCTGAATCTACTAAGTGGACAACTGAGCATAGACTTCGTGGTATAGCATACATATATGTTAGGCTTAAGTTTGACGCTGATGCATTTCCTAACGGTATACCTGTTATTACAGCTACAGTTAAGGGTAAGAAATTATACGACCCTAGAACTAGCTCTACTGCTTGGTCAGATAACCCTGCTTTATGCTTAAGGGACTACCTAACAAGTAAATATGGTTTAGAAGAAAACGTAATTAATATAGATGATACTCTTGTGTCTAGTTCAGCTAATGTATGTGATCAAACTAATACTATTGCTGGTACAACTAGGTATACTTGTAATGGTGCTTTTACTACTGTATCTACTCCTTATGATATGTTAAGTGAACTACTTAAATCTATGGGTGGTTCTATGTGGTATGCTCAAGGTAAGTGGCGTATGAAACCTGCTTACTGGACTGCACCAGTAATGGACTTAAATGAAGATAATTTAAGGTCTGGAATAAGTGTTGGTACTAGACATTCTCGTAGAGATAACTTTAATGTCATCAAAGGTACTTTTAGAGGTGAGGAAAGTAATTGGCAAACAACAGATTACCCACAAGTAACTAACTCAGCTTTTCTATCTGCTGACAACAACCAAGAAGCTGTAGCTGATGTAGATTTAACATTTACTGACAACTCTATTGAGGCTAGAAGACTTGCTTTAATTTCCTTGGAGCGTAACAGACAACAACTTACAGTTAGTGCTAGTTTTAGTCTTAGTACATTAGAGTTACAGGTTGGCGACAATGTAAGACTTACTAACTCTAGATTTGGTTGGACTAACAAAGAGTTTGAAGTTGTACAATGGTCTTTTGGTCTTGTGGAAGATTTAGACTTACAAGTTAATATGACACTACGTGAGACTGCTGAAACTGTATTTGACGAAATATCTGATGGTGTCGTGTACGAGAGAGATAATACAGTACTACTATCACCATTCTTAGTTCCATCAGTAGGTCTTTCTACTTCTGTTAGAACTCAAGTTATACGTGAGAAACTAACTAACATTATCACCTTGACTGTTACTTCTGGTGGGGGAGAACGTATAGACCACGTAGAGTCTGAGTTTAAGTTATCTTCTGATAGTGATTGGATTACTTTAGGTACTGGTCAACTTGGAGCTTTTGAAGCTATAGACTTAGAAGATGGGGACTACGACTTTAGAGCTAGAGCTATTAATACTTTTGGTATTAAAGGTGATTGGGAATACTTAGTTGACATAAATGCATCTGGTTTACTAGAACCTCCATCAGATGTAACTGGACTTGTAGCTGAAGTTAATGGGGCTGTTATTACTCTTGACTGGGAAGCAGTTCCTGACCTCGACTTATCATTTTATAGGGTGCGTTATTCCCCTGAGCTTATAGGAGCTACTTGGGCTAACTCACTAACTTATGTTGATAAAGTACCTAGACCAGCCTCTAGTGTTTCAGTTCCAGCTAGAGCAGGTGCATACTTAGTTAGAGCTTATGATAAGTCAGGTGTTGGGTCTGTTAATTACACTTCTGTAGTTGTTCCAATAGCTAACATAGAACCTCTAGCTAATACACTAACACTAACAGATAGCCCAAACTTTACAGGATCTAAGACTAACTCTGAAGTTGTAAACAACAACCTAAGAATAGATGACTACATTTCTGCACCATCTGAAGGTGAGTACTTGTTTAGTAATTACATACAAACAGGTGATAGTACAGTTAAGCGGTGTCGTGTATATGTTAGTGGTACTACAGTAAGACATGATGATACTGCTGGATTGTTTGATGATCAACCTGCTTTATTTGATGACGCTGTTGGTTTATTTGATGATCTTGGTGGTAGTAGTCAGTTTGCTGATACTAACATAATAACTCTTGTATCTACAACACAAGATAACCCAGCAGGTAGTCCTACTTGGTCGCCTTATACAGCAATTAAAGTTGCAGACCTTAGTGCAAGGGCGTTTAGATTTAAGGTTAAACTTACATCTTCTAGCAACAATATAACCCCGTCTGTTTCAGCACTAACAGCTTATGTGGAGTACAATTAATGTCACAAAACGATTTGGTGATTGCCAATCAAACATTTCCTAGTTTTAGGTCGGATTTAAATAATGCCTTACAAGCATTAGGTAGTTTAAATAGTGGGAGTTCTGCTCCTTCTACTACCTATGCTAATATGATGTGGTATGACACTACTGCTAATATACTAAAGGTTAGGTCTGAAGCTGATGATGCTTGGCTTAATGTAGGTTATCTAAATCAATCTACAAATGAGTTTAGTATACTAGATAATACAAAGGTATCAAATACATCTGGGGGACAGACAGGCCTTCTTGGAGATCAATCTACATCTACTTGGCAAACTGGTACAGGTACTACACAAAGCCTTGTTTCTCCAGCTAATGTTAAGTCTGCTATACAATCTTTAGCTCCAGTATATAATCCACCACTTGATATTATTGCATATGCTAGGGTAAATAATGCTACAGTTAACCCATTAAGTACAACATTTAATTCAGGGTTTTCAAGTATGATTAGGACTAGCCAAGGTCAATACACCTTTACGTTTACAAGTGCTAGAAGTTCTCTTGATTATATGGTCTTCTGCCAAGCCGCATCTAATACAATCTCAAGAACGCAAGCTGTAAACACACAGAGTACATCGGGTTTTGATGTTGATACAAGGGTAATATCTAGTGGTGGTACTACCGATGAAAACTTCAACGTGATTGTATATGCACTATGAATGATAATAACCCCATAACAGACTGGCACTTATCTAAGACTGTCCCTATTGGTTTAATAGTAGGTCTTATAACACAGGGTGCAGCTATAGTATGGACTGTATCTATGATGATGTCTGACATAGAAAACAACAGAGAAGATCTTATGGAACTACAGCTTAGAGTGCAAGCTACAGAAAGGTCTACTCAACAACAAGCTATATCTATGGCTCGTATAGACGAGAATATAAAAGCTATAAGAGATACTATAGAACGGATGGCGAGAAAGAATAATCCATGAAACGCTTACTTATACTACTTACCCTACTAATTAGTAATACTGCTTTTGCTAACGACGACACAATCAGATCAGAGAGTACAGTTATATCGGATGGAAAGATGGACACAACCATCAACAGTCCACCACCTTCAGCTATATCACCACAGATTAGTTCAAGTAACTCCGACTTATGTACTGTAGGTGTAGCTGGTGCAGTACAAACACAGATACTAGGTATTTCTGCTGGTCGTACTGTTAGAGATATGAACTGTGAGAAGTTAAAGAACGCTAAGACTATGTACGATATGGGTATGAAGGTCGCCGCAGTATCTATTATGTGCCAAGACGAAAGAATTTTCTCCGCAATGCTCAACGCTGGGACGCCCTGTCCCAAGGATGGGTTGGTGGGAGATAAGGCTAGACTTGCATGGGAAATGGAAGCAGTCGAAGAAGAGATCGAGAGAGATCAGAACAACGTAATTAAAAGGATGTTCGATGAAAACGGTGAAACAAAGATTGGGTTGGGTGTTATTCTTAGTAGCCTTGCCTTCTTATTGTTACTCTGAGCCTTATTACTACGGGGCTACAGGTAATGCGGCATCTACATCATTAAGTTGGGGTATGCCTTCTGTGTTACCTGATGTAGCAGGACTAGATATAAACGGACTACTATACAGGTATACTACAGTAAAAGATCCAGATGCTAATATGAAAGTACATGTTGGCAACCTCAATGCTAATGGTGATGGATACATCTTCAGAGAGACAGAC